GCACCAAGCGCGCATCTTCAAGACCGACAAACTCCCAAATGGGTTCATGCAGGTCTAACATTTCAACTTTCGTATAATCGGTCATTTCAAGATTAGCGTTAAGCCGACACAAATAGTTTTCAGTAACTAATCGTTGGTCTTTTTCAGGATGCAAATATGACAATGGCCCGAATCGGCTAGGGTATTTTTGTTCGTTTTCGGCATGATACAAAGTGTAATTAACATGACGAAGATTGACCAAGATATCTCCATCGTCATCAATGAATACGCTAGGATTCATCAACCCCGTACCGCTGGTTAGTCCATGGGATATAACTAACGGTGCTAACTTTCCACCGTTTTTAACTGCCTTCTCAACTAAGTTCATAGGAATACAATACCAATAGGAGACACAATGGGTCTGTTTGACAGATTTGCGAAACGCGTTGCAGATGAAATTGTTAAGGCTCCAAATCTTCCTGCCGGGGCTGGAACTATGACTATGCAACAGATGCAAGCCGTTGCAGGTATTGCTCAATCTCAATATGGCAGCAACGTCAGTACAGCATTACCACGCAATCCATTACTTGCCAGCGTTCCTTTTGCACCGGGTATGCCAATTCTACCGGGTGCTATTAACCCATTACGTCAAGATACTGGCCGACCTGACCCACGCCGTTATGAATTTCAAGTTGCACAAAATATCAATGTTAGCGATAACCGTTTAGTACCTTTTAAAACTTTACGCGCCGTGTCAGACCAAATTGATATTGTGCGCCGTTGTATCGAAGTTCGCAAGGCTAAAATTACTGGACTTGATTGGGATATTGTTCTTAGCGAAGCGGCAACAGAACGCATTATTTCAGAATCAGGCGGCAATCATTTAACCGCACTTAAAGAAGCGCGTGAAAAACTATCGGGTGAAATTGGCCGCCTTCGTGCTTTTTGGGAAACCCCTGACCCACAAAACGGATTATCTTTTGTTGATTGGCTTTCAATGTCAATGGAAGAAATTGACGTATTAGATGCTTGGGCTATTTGGCCACAAGTAACTGTAGGCGGGGATATACGCGGTTTCCAAGTGCTTGATGGTTCAACTATTAAACCATTACTTGATGACCGCGGTATGCGTCCTGAGCCACATGTAGGGCCAGCGTTTCAACAGATTCTATTTGGATTCCCACGTTCTGAATTTAACGCGGGCATAGATGATGAGGCAGCCGATGGCGAATTTACTTCAGATGACCTTGCTTATTTTGTTCGCAACCGCCGTGCTAATAGCGTCTATGGATTAAGCCCTGTTGAACGTTGTTTACCACTAGCAGATATTTACTTGCGCCGTCAGCAATGGATTCGCAGTGAGTTCACAGATGGCACAATGCCTAAATCGTATTTGGAATTGCCTGAAACAACTTCACTTACACCTGACCAAATTAGAGCCTATGAAGATATTTACAATGATGATTTATCAGGTCAAACAGCACAACGTAATCGCCTTCGTATTCTTGTTCCCGGCGGTAAATTAAACTTTGAAGAAGGTTATTCAGATAAATTCTCAGATGTAATGGATGATTATTTAGTTACTTCTATTACTGGTCACTTCGGCGTACTTCCTACTGAAATTGGATTTAGCAAAAAAGGTGGCTTAGGCGCATCAGGTCATCAATCAGGTGAAGCAAGTGCGGCTGAATCAATTGGAATTATTCCAACGGCTAATTGGATTTCACAAATGATTAGTGCGCTTTCATATCGTTTTTTAGGTATGTCACGCGAACTAGAATTTCGTTTAGCACCTAGCGAGCGCACCAACACACAAGAAGCCGCAGCCCGTGATGATATTCGCCGCCGCAATGGTGCATTAACAGTTAATGAAAACCGTTCAGAACTTGGTTTGCCATTAGTTGAAACACCTGAAGCCGATATGCCGATGATTGTTGCTGGTTCTAGCGTTTATTTTATGGGGCCTGATGGAGTACAACCTGCCGTTGAAGCACCTGCCGCGCTTGCACCTGACGCACTTGATACATCTATTGCGCCAACCCAAGATTTGAAACCGACTGAACCTAAACCGGCTGAAGAAGAAGTTAAAAAGTTTATTCGTTGGATTCGCAAAGGAACGCCTACACGCGCTTTTGAATTCAAAGAATTAGATGAAACATACGCTGAAATTCTTAATAAGTTTATTGAGACTAAGGATATAGATGGCGCTCGCTGGTATGCGGAACACTATCTAGGTATCTAATGAAGTGGCCTAACGAAAAGGTTGTTGTTCGCCTTGGTGCGCAACTTGCAACTAAAATCCGTAAGGCTTTTAAGTCTGCAATAGATGGTGATGCAATTGCCCGTTCATGGGCAGAAACCCACCCCGCAGGTGGTTCAGTTTCGCCACAAATGGCTAGAGACTGGACGCTTGTTCACGCTGTAACCAATTCCACGCCAATGCAACACGCCTTATCACGTGTTTACGCTGACGGTTACACTCTTGGTGAACGAATTGCGAAAGCACGCCTGAAAGGTTTAAACAAAGGCGCATCAAAAGATAATGCCAGTGTAGGTAGTTTTGACTGGTCTGCTATACCGGTTGGTAATCCTAGTGCTGCGGCATTAGTTAATCCTAAAGGCGGTCTTGAATCATTACTTGCAAGTCGTAAAATAACAATTGCAGATGATGTTATTCACACAAAGTTAGACCGTATTGGAACGGCATTAGCAAGAGGCTTGGAACAAGGTCTTAATGTTAAACAAACGGCTCAAATGATTGACACAATCATTAATGACCCACAACATGCACTGACAATTGCCAATACAGAAATGAATCGTGCAATGTCAATTGCTTCACGCGACATGTATGAAAACTCAAATGTTCAACAAGTTGAATGGTTGGTTGCCGAAGGTTGCGATGATTGCCAAGAAAATGCAGATGCTTCCCCTATCGGTATTGATGAAACATTTCCAACAGGTGATAGCGAACCACCTGCACATCCAAATTGTATGTGTGCGTTAGCACCATATTACGACTACACAGACGCTACACCTACAGAAGAAATCTAAAAGGAGAAACAAATGGCACTAATCCACGTAAATGCTCAAACAGCAACAAGCCCTGTTGTGCTACTTACACTCAAGCAAACAGCACGACCACAAACCGCTGTAACCCTTTACAACGGACATAGTGCGTCTATCTTTGTTGGCGATGTAAGCATTACAACATCGGGTGCAACTATTGGTCGCACTATTCCAACAGCAACATCACAGACATTTTATATGAGCGGTGGAGAAACTATTTATGGTATTTCAGCCGCAGCATCTGCCGCTGGTGCTATCGTAATGACTTATTCAGCATAATGCCTTATCACATTGGCGATAAAGGCTCATACGGATGTAAAGGTTTTCCTGTAATAAAAGATAGTGATGGCACAGTTATGGGTTGTCATACAACCAAAGAAAGTGCAAAAAAACAATTAGCGGCTTTATACATAAATGAGCCTGAAGCAAGCAAGGAGAAAGCAATGGCAATGGATTACGCAACAAGTTATGCGGCTATCGTTAAATATGATAAAAACGATGACGGTACGCTCATGGTGTACGGTAAAGCAACCGATGACACTTTAGATTTGGATTCACAGATTTGTGACCCTAAATGGCTAGATGAAGCAATGCCACGTTGGTTTAAATCAGGTGGAAACATTCGTGAAATGCATGGCCCAAGTGCCGCAGGTATTGCTAAAGAATACGAATCAAAGTCAGATGGACATTACATCGGCGTACATGTTGTAGACCCATTAGCCGCCAAAAAAGTTGAAACTGGCGTGTATCAAGGTTTTTCAATTGGTATTAAATCACCACGCGTTGTGCGTGATATTAAAGCCGCCAATGGTCGCATCGTAGATGGTTCAATTATTGAAGTGTCCTTAGTGGACAGACCAGCCAACCCATCAGCCAAGTTAATTTTGGCTAAAGCAATTGAAGGCGAAACAAGTTTGGTTCAGGTAGAAGAACTACATGAATACAAAGCACCACTACCAACAGAGGTAGCAAAGATGAGCGCGAAAGGTTCAAAGATGGAAACAATTAAGCAGATTACGGAATTGGCTAAGTCTTTGACAACAGTTGATTCTGCAAAGTTTGATGCGGCAATGTTCGATAACGCAAGACGTGCGCTTGCCGAACTTATTGCATCAGAAGCATTAGAAATGACTGAAGGCGATGATGAGCGCAATTCACTTGCATCATTAGTTAATGCTGTTTACAACTTAATGGCTTGGTATGAAGGCGAACAAACAGAAAGCGAAGTTACAGAAATTGAAGAAGTTGTAGCAGATAAAGCCGCTGACGATTCAGAAGATATTGAAGAATGTGCAGACGGTACATGCGGTAAATGCGATAAGTGCATGGCCGCAATGAAAACAACTGAAGCAGAAGAACCAGTAGTTGCTGAAGAAGCACCTGTTGAAGAAGCACCTGCCGCTGAAGAAGCGCCAGTAGTTGAAGAAGTTTCTGAGGCTGTTGAAGCCACAGAGGTTACATCTCTTGAAGATGTAGTTGAGAAAGCCGTTAAGAGTGCTATGGAATCGGTCAAGTCGGAGATTGATGCTTTGCGAGCGGATAAAGAGGCCGCAGTAGAGAAGTCAGTAAAACTTGAATCTGACCTAGCAACGGCATTATCTAAATCAGTTGCAGGTGGCCCTAAGCGCACAGCAACTAAAATGTCAGACGATGCAATAAATGATGCACTTGTAAAAGCGGCAACATATAAGGCTAAGGCTGACGCAACAACCGACCCAGTTCTTGCTAAGGGATATCGCGCTTTACATGCAGAATTTCTTGCAAAAGCCATTCCTACAACAAGCAACTAATAACACACTTAACGAAAAGGAACTTAACTTATGGCACAGATGCCTAAAGCAAGCGACCTATTCGGTGATGTAGCACCACGCGAAGCCGCAGAACTTCAAGAACAATTTCTTGGAGAACTAAATAAGTCTTTCGCTAATGCTTCACACACACCGGGTATCGCTCCACAAGCAGACCCAATGGCACAGATGGAAGCACTTGTTGCAAACAAGTCACTTTCACCTGATGCTGTTTCAGCATTAAACTCAGCACTAACAACACAACGCGCTATCTCAGCAGATATCGCTAAGGAAATTACACTTACATCTCCACTTTCAACATCATTCGCAGCGTTTGACTTGGAAGCACCTGCAAAGTTGCTTACACCACGTCCAACACCATTGCGTAACAAGATTGTTCGTAAGAAGGGTGTCGGTACTTCACACCGCATCAAGCGCATTACTGGTTACACCGGTACTGGCACTGGCGGTCAAGGAAACATTTGGCCGGGAATCACACAGTTCACTCAGAACGATTTTGCTCCGGGTGCAGGTACACCGCTTCTATACGAGCGCGGGCCACAGATTTCCTACACAGCGGATGACTTAGTTCTTCCGTACAACTCATACTCACTATCTGACCAAGTTTCGTTTGACGCTAACTTCTCAGGTATGGGTTACCAAGACCTACGCCAGTTGTCATCAACTTCAACTCTATATGCAACAATGCTTATGGAAGAACGCATGATGCTTATGGCTCGCGGTACAGGTTCAGGATACTCAGGCGCACTTGCTGCTCCTACATTCACACTATCAGCGGCTACTGCAACAGGTTCACAGGTTGCACTACCAAACGCTACTTACTATGTATATCTAACATCTAACGCTGGCGCATTTGGTCAGTCTGTTCTTTCATCAGTTGTTTCACAGGCTACAACTTCACAGGTTGTTAAGATTAACGTAACTGTTCCAGCAACAGGTGCGCTTGGATACCGTGTTTATGTTGGTACAACAACAGGTGCGGCTAACGCATACTATTGCGGTACTATCACTGCGGCCACTGGTTACATCAACGCTGCAACAGGCGCAACACTTGGAAACAACGTTGCACTTGCTACAACAGGAACACTTGCTTCAACAGTAAGTGCTGATACATCTGCATACGCAACAGGTTATGACGGAATTCTTCCAACAGTTCTTAACCCAAGCATTTCAGGTTCAATCAACAACATCAACGGAACATTTTCAACTGCTAATCCGGGTGCAGAATTCCAGCAAGTATTTGGAACACTTTACGATGCTGTAAAGGCTGACCCTGATGAGATTCTTCTTAACGGACAAGACCGCAAGCAATTGTCTGACACAATTAAGAATGGCTCAACAGCCAACTACCGTTTGAATCTTTCACAGACAGAAACCGGCGATTATGTCGGCGGTGCTGTAATCGGTGCATTGAACAACGAAATCACAGGCAAGATGGTAAACCTTACAGTTCACCCATGGCTTCCACAAGGCGTTGCTCCTGTACTTTCTTACACATTGCCAATTCCTGACACAGAGGTATCTGATGTCTGGGCTAACATCCTTGTGCAAGATTACATGGGACTCCAGTGGCCAGTGAACCAATTCTCATACGACTTCTCGACCTACTTCCGCGGTACATTCATGTGCTACGCGCCAGCATGGAACGGTGTTGTATCAGGAATTGCATCTGCATAATGTGTCTTGAATGTGGTTGCAATCAACCTGCCAATAATCATGGCAGAAATGATGTAACAACGGCTGAGATAATTACGCAAGAATAAAACTTAATAAAACGACCTGAGCAAGTCGGTAAAAGGCTCACTAACAAAAAGGGGTAGGCGTGTCAAAGATTATTGGCCCAAAAGGAATGAAAGAATTGGGCGTTGGTACTAAAACAGGACAAAGAGTTTTGCGGGCTGGTAGAGACGGTATGTTTAATGTTACCGACCCAAAACTTATTAAAAAATTAAAGGCTGAAGGTTTAAGCGAAGCAAGCGCAAGCGGTGTAACAACTGCTAAAGGTTATCCATGCAAAGCGTGTGGGTTTGGTTCCTTTTTCAAAAAATGTTCTAAGTGTGGAGAGATAAATGGCTAACGGTTACGGGCATAGTACCCAATTAATGACTATTCCTTATTTAACACTTGCGGAATATAAGAGCGCTCCAACAGCAATTGATTTAGATAATTTAGTTTTTGATTCACAAGACCCTGATGTTCAAGATGCGGAATTACGCAACGTAATTGCTCGCGCTTCATCATGGGCAGATACTTATTGCAACCAAGTTCTTGCAGCAACTACCGAAACTGAACAACAACGCTCGCGCATTAGCACGGATGGTTCTATTCGTTTGCACCCGCGCTTTAACCCAGTGGTTGCACTTACTAATTTTAATTATGGTTATCCAACTAATATGGCCGCTTTAGGCGATTGTTCAATTGCTTGGATTGAAGATGAAGAAATTATTATTCCTAATGCCACTTTAGGTTCTTGGACTTCACAAGGCCCGCTATCGTTTGGCTCATACAACGGTGGCCCAAGTAATGAAGTTTTCTTAAATTATACTTATGTTGCAGGATATACAAATACAATTACTGAAACGACTTCAAATGCTGGCGCTACAAGTTTTACTGTTCACGATGGAACAGGCATTACCGCAGGACAAATACTTTCAATTTATGATGGTATGAACACAGAAAATGTTACAGTTGCCACAACTTACACATTTGGTAGCACAACAGTTCCAGTAACCCGTCCAATGGCATTTGCTCACGGTATAGGTGTATCGGTTAGCGCATTGCCACCTGCCGTTAAAGAAGCCGTCATTCTTATTACAACAGCCTTCTTAAAGGTTCGTGGCGATAGTTCTATGACAATGATGGTTGCAACGGGGCCATCTATTTCTGCTCCCGGTTCACAAAAATATAGTGACGAATTGGCACTAGCGGCACGTTTGCTTACTTCCTATAGTCGGATTAGATAAATGGTTAGCACAACAGCGGTTGGCCGCGCTCAAGTACGTCAAACTTTATACAATTTTATTAGTCCACCGCAGGTAGATGGCATTAATCAAGTCTTTACATCTTTTCCTAAGCGTATTGACTTTCAAATTAATGCTTTACCTAGCCAACAAAGCCGCGTAGCAGCCGTAATCTTTATTGAGGCTGAAACTGAATCGCGCCTTGCAATAGGTGGCGCAACTAATGGTTGGAAACGAATTGATTACACAGTAGTTATTCAATTATTCCAGCACTCATTATCGCGCTCGCCTGAAGAATCAATGGATGATTTTGACTATGTAATTGATAGCCTAAAACAACGCTTACGTTCAGACCATAATTTTGGTGATTCTAGCGGCATCCTTGTATGGCAAGGTGCAGAACCACTTATTGATGTTTCTTATGGTGAACCAATGTCGCAAAACGCAACATCAACAGAAACATGGGCTTCCTTACGTTTTACAGTTACACAAATGATTCAAGCATAGGAGAAAGAAATGACTAAATTCAAATACGTTGGTGAAGATGAGCGTGTTATTCCGACTTTAAGTTTAGTCGTAAACCATGGTGATATCATAGAAGCACCTGACAATTTTGATGTAAACAACTTTGAACAAACAACCTTAACCAAGGAGAGTGAATAATGTCCGTACAAGCATCCGTCCGTTCCTATTTAGGAATAGCAAAAGAAGCAACAAAAGGAACAGTCGTTGCCCCTACCGACTTTATCCCCGTAGCAAAAGATTCGTTTAAGCCGGTTGATGTTATTGACCCGCTATACGATATGGGAATTCGTGGCTCAAACGTAGTTAATTACAACTACATTCCGGGTCGCGCACATTCAACCGTTGATTTTACAAGTGCAGTATTTGCCGACACAGTAGGGTATGCAATAACTGGCATCATGGGTTCAGTTGCAACTACTGGCTCAACCGCACCATATACACACACAATTTCTTTAAAAAACGCAAGTACAACAGGTACAGACGCTCAACCAATTTCTTACACATTGACAGATTTCTATGCCGCTAATGTTCGCTCATATCCGGGTTGCCAATTTTCTGACTTTTCATTAAAGTTTAATGCTGACGGTATGCTTGAATATGATGCTAAATCAACTGGTTGGTTAAGCAGCACAGTATCAACTCCAACACCTACATTTTCAACTGTTCTTCCAACACCTGTTTGGCAAGGTACGGTATCTATTGGTGGTTCATCTATTAGCAATTCAATTTCTGGAAACATTGATTTAAAGCGCAACGTGACACCTGTTTACGGTATCTCACAAACACAGAATCCTTATTCTGTATTCTTGGGTGGACTAGAAGTAACTGGAAAAATTACTTTCCTTATGGAAGCCGATACTGAACTAACTCGATTCCTTACAAATACTCAACCAGCCATTGTTCTTAACTGGGCTTATGGAACTGGTGCAACTGCCGTTCAGATTCAAGCAACTTTAACTAAAGGCGCTTATACAGCCGCAATGATTGACCGGGGTACTGACATGGTTGAAATTGCAATTGATATTAACGGTATGTCTAATACAACAGATGCAGGTTCTACTGGTGGGTACGCACCTATCAAGTGGGTTCTACAAAATGCTAAAGCATCAGGAACCTACGCTTAACAAATAAAATCCTAGCGGGTGCGCCGCCTTCCCGCACCCGCTAGGTCTAAACAATTGAAGGCGCTAACGAAAGGCACACAATGGCTGGCAAAACAATTAAACTTCCAAAATCAGGCGGAACCGTAGTTCTGCGTGACCCTGCAACGCTAAAGGTAAAAGACCGCAATAAGGTTTATGCCGCGGCAGGGGAAGCCGAAGGATTACTACAAGGCGTTTATTTTATACAAGGAATCGTTGGAATTCTTGTTGAATCATGGTCATTAGATTTAATCATTCCGTCCGTTATGCCTTCATCATTAGAAGAATTGGCATTAGA